CCTTTTCCTCCTCGTGGTCAAAAACCCACTTTTTCTGTCCCTATTTATATATACTATTAAACTTTCTATCATAATAGTTTAAGAAAAAAAGTGGGCAAGTGGGCTTTTTAATTTTTCAAAACCCGCAAACCCGCATAAATACTGGATTTTTTGATGGTCGAATCTCCAAATTTGTGGCCAAATCCATGTTTTAAAAGTGGGCAAAAAGTGGGCAAGTGGGCAGAAATCCGGGTAAAATCGTCCGTACAAGCCCGAAAAGACCGCCCAAATTCTACCCAGATTTACCCCAAACCCACTTTTTCTGGCCAAAAGCCCATTTTCAAAAACCAAAAGTGGGCAGAGATTTTTAACCTAGATTGGACTTCATCGGACTCCAAAGACCAGTACGGACGACAAAATCACCTCCAAATCTTTCCCGTCTGCTCGTCCCGTAAAACGATTCGCTCCTCCAGATGGAAGCCGGCCAGTTCACAAATATCAAAGATGGTATGCAGCAGTTTGTGAAACCGCTCGTCCTCTCTATCCAGATTCTTCATCGCCTCATAAGCAGTCGGGTCAGAATATCCTTCCGCGTTCTTTCGTAAATCTCTATCCGTCAAAAGACTTCTCACCTCCTTCTTCACGCCATTTTTCCAAATCGATTCCATATTGCTTCAATAAATATGTACAGAGCCAAACTTTATCGTTTTCCTCCATAACATATCGTTCGAGAAGTTCTGTTATGGCCTTGTTGAATCGGTCATAGAACCTGCGCAGCCTTTTTTCTCCAAAACCAAATTCTGAATGGAGAACCCATAAAATAAGCGCGTCAATTTCTGTTGCGTGTTTTTTATCGTACTCTGCGAGTTGCCTCTGAATTTCAAGGTTCATGGCTTTTTTCTCAGCAACGGTCATGGCAGCTCCGTATACTTTCCCAGCAGCTTTCTTTATCCGCATCTCACAGCCCTCCTCACATAATCCAGTTCTCCTTTGCAAAGAAGAGCGGTAGCCCCATTATTAGGGTAAATATAAAAGCCGTTGCATCATACTCAATCGGGATGCTGAGAGCTCCCAGAGAAATAAGCGCAGCGGAATATACTTTGTTCTTTATCAATTCGCGCTTCCACATAATATCCTCCCTTTATGACGGCAACGGTGCGCCCGATCTCCAGGCAATCCAAGCCACGAAAAAAGCGATTATAATCAATAAGACCACAATCGCCGTCAACGCCGAAACAAAATGAAGAATCAATTTACGAAACCGTTTCTTTGACATTGTCCTTCTCCTTTTTCGATTTCATGATACCTGCCTCTACATCATCCATCTTTACCAGCACACCGTTTTCTCTGAATTTGGAATAGGCTCTGGCGGTTGCACAGTGCTCAATACACTGGCACATCCGGTTAATCAGCGCATATACGCAAATATAGAGAATCAGGAAAGCAATCACATACTGTACAAAGCTCATAAATTTTCTCCTTTTAAAAATAAAAAGAACCAAGATTTCTCTCAGCTCTTAGACTCATGTTCTTTTTCCATCGGGCACCATTTCCGACACTCAGGATATGATTTTTCTCCGCATTTGTTGCAAATCATCGAGTGTCTACCGAGGTCGGGGATTTCTTCCTCAAACTCTTTTACTTCGGTGGTCCAGCTTCCATCAGCCTGCTTGACAGGACAAACCATTCTTGAGTTGACTTTCACGGATATCGCCTCCTTTGCCTATTTTATCACAACTCACCGAAAAAGTAAAAGGCCATGTTACAGACCTTTTACCCGGAAACGAAGCTGATTTACGAAATCAGTATTTGATACCGTTCCCTAAGCTCCTCAAACATGTCGGGACTTGCTGCTATGCTGATATGAAACTCGATTTTGCCTTTCTCGTTCATCACGGTTTCGACAAAGCCTCGAATCTTCTCAGCGTACAGCATTCTCAGACAAATGCCAAGTTGCTTATCGTTTACAGCTAAAAAGTAATCCATAAAAGCAACCTCCTTTCCATTATAGGGGATGTTTTTCACGCGCCCGTAATAATCTCGCTGTACGGAAGCTGCTCAATCCACCGGCAGAATTCACGCCACTCATCCAGCTTATGCTCTTTGCGCCAGCAATAAATACCAACAAGCACTTCGTAGTTCAGCATAACCGTTCGTTTCTGGTTGTAGGAAGAGGGAAGTAGCTGAATCATCTGCCACCAAATATCCTTCTTTAGTTTTCTACAGCACTCTTCTGATAATGCTGTACCATCCAGATTCGGTTTTGTATCCGTTGAAACATACAGTGCTCTATAAGCGTTTAGAGTGTCGATTGTTGTTTTAAGTACAGACAATGGCGGTAGTACACCCTCGCCGGGATCACCCAGTAGATGTTCATGGCTGAAATCCTCCAATGTGAATTCCTTCGCCTGAATCTTATGCATAGTAGAGCAGGAGTTGGCAACGGTACCAACTTTATATGTATCAAACTCCTTCCACCAGTAGAGCGGAGCAGTAATGTCCAGGTACACTGTAATCATCCGGCGGTACTTTGCATGAACCGGTCCACCTGCTGCCAGCTTCATCATCAGCTCGTGATCGGCTTTACCAAGCTGGAAGGAGTGGTCGTATGTATGCTCGCAGGGAACCTCTTTCGCGCAGTTCTCACAGCCGATACCATCATCACCGCCTTTACAAATCCCGCTGTCAGACTTATCCCAACTGTTCATTGGGTTACGCATCCCTCTGATGGTTTCCTCCAAACCGTGAATGCTTACCTTTTCAATCTTAATCATCTTCTTTGCTCCTTTCCTCGCACACCTTGCAACGGCAATCTGTATCCGGCTTTCCTTTCTTATATAAACCACAGTATGCACACTCATTATCATCGGGTTTAATCCGTATCTTTCTTATTTTGCATCTGTACCTGCCCCAAGAAGAACAAAATATAGCTTCGGCGCAGGTAGTACAATTTTTCACATCACTCATCGGCAATTCTCTCTTTCTCTCTGCAATTTCACGTCAATAGCTTTTTGCAAATCCTCCGGCTTAACATCAAAAATGGACTCCAGAAAAGATAGACAAATATAAGCATCTGCTATCTCTTCCAAGAGTCCAAATTTGTCACCATATCCACGAATCTGCTTACTGACTTGCTGTTGCAACTCGGCAAATTCTTCCATAGCAACCGTGCATTTCAATTTCCACGGATACTTTTTGATACTGTTCCGAATAATTCGTTTTCTTTCTTTTTCAGAAAGCTGGATGTCACTTTTCAACCCCTGAATGAATCTACCTCGGTTCATTGCTGTCCCTCTTTTCTTTTTCCCAGTAAGAATCGTAATCGTCTTTTATAAAGTTTTTGGCATGGGTTATATCCGATGTATGCTTACATTCCGTAGAAGGACAGGAATCGCCGCATTGCTTTCCGTCACAGAGATAGAGAATATCCGCTACCTCCTTTGAAGGAAGCCAAGCATTTCGGTCGTCTATGTATTCATTCGCAAATATCTTTCTTGTGTCTGTCCCAAAAGATGCTACAATCTCCGACAGGTTCTCATTGACAGCATCAAATATGAGTCCCTGCTCAGCAGACCAGTCAATGGCATTTTTCAGCATATCGTCCACCCGACATGTCCAAAGGATGAGCTTGTCTCCGTTTGCCTGCCGGTCTTTCAGATATGTAATCATCTCTTTGTTTGCTTCTCCGATTTCCGGCCACTTGTTCTCACACAAAGTACCGTCAAAATCTACCGCAATAATTTTGTTTTCCATCTCTTTTTTCTCCTTTCAAATACACAGATTACTCTGTTCTAAGCAGACCACCCAAATGCTTTTGAATCCTCACAGTTCCAAATTCTGAGCAAATATCATGATCGACATTTACCACATAAGCAATAGGAAGCCCAACCTCCAAATCATTTCTCTCCATTTCCCATTCTTCTTCGACATTGGAAACATAAAGGAAAGTCAACATCTGGCCGATAGTCATATGATTCTGAATAACATGGTAAACCAGGCAGTTAGTTTCTTCCTCAAATTTCTTAACCCTTTGAGTCTGCTCCTCGTTCAACCAATATAAAAATCCTTCGAGCGACATGTTCAGCTTTCCTTCATCTTTAAATTCGTTAATGGCTTTGGGATGAAGATTTAAGCTTACCATTCTGCCGATAGCTTCCTGTTTCATTTTTTCTTTTAAATTGTTCAAGACGGTGTCTCCTTTCAGAAAACCGATTAGTAATTACGCCGTTGATAGGGGAGATGCTTTTGAATTCTCCTTTCCGCCTTATATCTCGGCGTGTAGTTTTTTAGATACTGATTCTTTTTATAATGAGGTACAAACATTGCTTTTTCTTTGGCACGTTTTTCTTTCTCTTCATAAAGTTGTCCAAATATTTTTGTAAGTGCGTCCGCAGCCTGCCTAACAGTAACTGCAAATTGTTCCCATGCTTCCGTGAGCTTATTAAGTAACGCATTCCATTCATCCGTAGTCATCGAATCATCCTCCATATTGTAGTCCAAAATAAGAATATAAATGGTTGTACAGTTGCTTTTCTATCTCATCCTTATAGACCACCACCGGTTTTCCTGCTATATGAATTGTCATGGTTTCACGAAGCAGAGATTGTGCTGCATCTATACCCGCAGATTGAGCAGCATTCATTGCTATTTGCGGTTTGGGTAAATATGCCAGAGCTTCCATTCGTTTATGATTGCATGTATCAACAAAAGGACACTTCCGGCATTTTTCAGATAACTGTGATAGTCCCATTTTTCACCGCCTTCCTCTAAACTTATCTACGCTCTTAATAGCTCCGGTTTTCTTATTGATAATGCGATAACAGAACTCGGTTTCCTCAACAAACATCCATTCCTTCCAATTAAGACTGTGTGCCGACAAACACCGTTTCTGCTCGCAAGTTAATCTTTTCGGTTGTTTCATGCTTCTCCTTTCTTCGTTGTGAGCCTCTGATACAGTTCCTTTGCCTCATCATCTTTGAAAGCGTTGATAATCTCCATTTCACCTTTTTTCTTTCTTCCGACAATCAGCACCGGAATATCTCCATGCATATAGTCGAAACTTACCAGGATGGTATCAGATTTTCCCTTCATCAAAAATCTCCTTTCTATGCTGCTTGCAATAATAGTTTACGAGCCTCAGCAGTTCGTAAAGATGTATACTGATTTACATATTTCTCTGCATTAAAATCCTTCTTTTCTTTTAACGTCCTGCTAATTGCTAAATCAATTCCAGAACGAGATTTTAAATGATAGTAATGCAGATCCTTGAATGGCGTATTTAATCTGTCAATTCGTCCAGAAGCTTGTTTCATAATTTTGTAGGAGTAGTTCTGCGAGTAAAATATAATTGTATCAGTCTTTATGCAATTCCAACCTTCTGCCCCAGCATTATACTGAACCAAATATACCCACTTTTTACTATCCGGCACCGGCTGATGACAATGACCATTCCATTCTGCAATTTCCACATCTTTTCCATAAGCCAAGTTCTTCAATATATCAAGTTCATAATCGAAGTTATAAAATATAATGGCTCGCGGATGTTTCTCAACAATTTCCAGCAAGGCAACCTGTCGGGCTTCCGATGTATTCACAATCTTCCGCCAAACATAGCAGAGTCCGCCGGCATTCATGATGGGTTCTTCTTTGTATGGGTCCCATCTGGTTCGTGACACGTCCTTGTATTTCTCAACATCATACTTAACGTACACATCTTCGTGATGAGAAACAGTAGTCCTCTCGAAATCCATGTTTACCAAAATATCATTCCTCTGCCGAATCAACCGACCAGTATTCAAATATCTGTCCACTTTCGGGAATTTGCTGAATCGGCTGTAAACAATATGCTCTCTGGTAAACTCGGTTCGATTCCGATAAAACCCATTCGCAATAAAGACCGGAATATAATCCTGCCAAGTATCTCCTGGAGTAGCGGAAAGAAGAATCCACTGATTGTTTTTTGCTATTTGCAGAAATGACTTTACCCATGTACCAGAGCCAACTACGCGCTGCTCGTCAAATATAAAGAAGGCGTCCGTAATCTCTGCGTATTTTTTTATGTTGTTCCACGAATCTACAATTACTTTGTTTCGATACAGATTGAATTCGTGAGAAGTAGAAAGAAGGAAGGGCGACAGCTCACCCTCCCACTCCTTCGTGTCCCGTTTCCGAGCAGTTGTGATGATATAAAGGTCTTTAATTCCAACATCATCCATCACAGCATACTCCTCGGTATCGATTTCTCCGCCATTGCAAATATAATAGTAAGCAAGTGCAGTTCGTGATTTTCCACTACCTACGCCACCACAAAGGATACATCCATTTTTCATCTTCTTGACAGCATCCAATTGATAGTCGTAGAGCTGCACCCCCGCCATAATCAGTCACCCTCGTTGTAGTCGTTGGTCCATCTCTTAATCTTGTTGAAATAGCTGCCCTTGTTACCCAACGCTTTTTTTGCGATAGCCATCGCCAGACCCTTCTCCGGATCGAAGTCTTCATTTTTTGCCTTTACTACTGTCTTGGTGCCGTCTGCCCAGAAGACAATGGTTGCAGGATTGTTGAAGATGACTTTCTTGATCTCCAGTGCCATTTTTCTATGCAATTCCGCGATACCGAACACGTCGTTCACCGCATATTTAAGAGCATCAAGACGGTTCTCAGCATCCGTTGCCCTCCGGTTCGCTTTGCTGATTTCAGTGGCGGCGTACATCAGTTCCGGCTTATCAGTATCGGCCGCATATACATAACCGCCTCTCATGTCGCCAATCAGCTTCTGATTCGGAGAGTTGATCAACCCCTCCATGGTTTTCATAAACTCGCGTGCGTTCATTTCCTTGCTCATGATTTTTCTCCTTTCAATTTTTGTTTACATGTCTTCAAGCACCGCTTCGATGCTGTTTTTCAGATTCGCCATATCGGAATACATTTCGTTTTCCTTATTAGTGCAGTCATCTTCTATGGGGGAATTGTTCAAGAAAAAAATCAATCTCACTCAGCAGATTAGTCAGTCTTTCTTTCATCAGATTCTCCTTTCAAAAGCTCGTCCATTTTACGAACCATTCTTCGCATTGCCCACACATCGGAAAAGTACATCATCGTAAACCAGTAATTTTCCGTTGAATCGCCCTCGGCAATAGGTTCTGTAAAGGTGTTACCGACCTTGATATAAGCTGCCACGCCCAGCAGAGAAAGCTGAATATAGCACATCAGAGCCACAATCTCGTCAATATCCTGTGCAACTACCAAAACGTGGTTCTGATAATTCAAATGTTCCTTCTCCAACTGCTTTCTTGCGGCGTGAACACCAGCAATCAAAGTGGCTCCCGCGCCACAGCATGAGTCACAGATAGTTATGTAGCCCTGCTCATTAACCTGCTGAGCCACATTATCACCTAAGGCAATTTCCGCCATAAGTTCACAAACGTGATACGGTGTAAAGAATTGCCCTCCAGACTCATTGCCTAAATTGAGTTCCATAAAAATACTGCCCAGAAAGTCCTGTTCCTGGTTTTCTTCCAAGGCCAAGACCGTCTGAGCAGCAAGTTCAGGAAATATCGCCTGTTCCTGTTTATTGTATTTCTTGATGATTTTCATATATCTGGCTTCCCGCTCATCATAATGACTTTTATCTACCGGATTCGAGAGTGAGCAGGCAAACATGATTACAAAATCCCTCCAAATATCCCAGGCTCTATGACGATGGGTAAGTTTTCTGAAAGAATCCAGAAACTCTTTTTTACCATCATTTTTCCTGGGATTTATTTTGGGTTTCGGCTCTGGCTTTTTGGAAACTTCCGAATCAACACTCTTGCCCGGCGGTTTGTAGGCTGGCATTGAAATCGTAGGTTTCCATTCCGGAACCGGCTTCATTTTTGGCGGATTTGTCTTAGGTGAAGCAGCATGTGTTTTCTTTTTGGCTGTGGTTTGCCGCTTCTTCTTTTTCTTCCAAAACGCCATAGCTTCTCCTTTCAAGAATATAAGCCTTAGTTGAACGGAAGTTCGTCCGGGCCCTCCATTTCAGCATACTTTTCAGCGAACTCGTCTTCCTCAATGGTGACGTACATCGTCTTTAAATATGCCTTAACCCCCGATTTCTCGTTCTTCGTTCCTTCCTGAATTACCCAGTTGTAGGGGCGGATGGTTAAATCCACATTACGAATCTCCGCATAGTCCAAGGAGTCAATCGCCTCCTCGTCCAACTGAGTTTTCGTTCTTCTGGTAATCATGAATACCTTAGGCGGGATATTCTCAAAGCTTACCGCGACCTGGAGATAGTGCTTCGGCTCATCGTCCTCATCCCGCGGGGTAAGAACACGGATGTTCCACCCTTCCTCAGCCAGTCTCTGAGCCAGCTCCGGGTCGTCAATTACCACGCAGAAATTGCGGCTCCCGACTCTGTTGTATTTCCCCTCTTTACCGGAAAAGTTCCGGAAGATGATACGGGCATTCTCCATGATGATATTGTCGTTTACTCTTTTAGGCATAATCGTTCTCCTTTTCTTTTAAAATGGTAAATATTCTTCGTCGGGATCGTCTTCCGGCGGATTCATAGAATGACTCATAATCACGTCCGAAATATCGTACCCAAGGTTACAGTCCATATGGAACTTGTCGTTATGGAAGTTCGGACAATCAAAGCATGTCGCATATTTCATTTCCCCGCAAGGCGGCATCCACGGCGGAACCTCAGAGTCAACATCAGCGTCGTTGGCACCAAGCTCCTTAATATACGGGTCGTCGGAAACAAACCATTCGAAATCACCATACTCCGAAATAGTCTTAACCGCGTCATCAACCAACTTGTCATAATAGCTGCGGTCGATATCATCTTGCTTGTCCAACTCCCGAACCATTTCTGATTCCAGCCACCTGTATCCTTTTGAACCCGTAGCGGCATAGTATTTTCCATCTTTCTCCCGCATCAGGAGTCCGCCGCCGCATCCGTCCTTGATAGGGCAGAACTGTCCGATTTTTCCGATGAAACGATAATTGTGCCCTGCCTCAATCTGTGGTCGGAGTTCGTCGCAAGTTGCTTCAAAAGTTGTATCTGAAAGAAGTCCCTTTTTGTAATCACTCTCAGCTTTGGAGAATGCTTTCTCATGCTCAGACACATCCGGCAGCCCTTCGTTCATATCCAAATACAAAGCGCTGCTCACGGATTTGGTCTCGCACATATCCTCAAAAGCGATGTCCTCTCCGCTGAAAAGTTTCTTAAACACATAAGGAACAGCAAACTGTGTACCGGTAGCTGTCCATTTACCGTCACTGTACTTGGCAATATAGACCGCGTCATTCACCAAGCACATCCGGTCATATGTAGCCTCATGCTCAAATGTGTACCCATACCGCTTACCATAATCCATAACAAACTGAATAATCTCCGGTGTAGCGTCAGGAATCTTGATAGAATCCGTCTTGATATGGGCAACAGTAAAGCCCCGTTCCTGCACCTCATGTTTGAGGTTAATCATGAACAGAGCTCCTCGTTTGGCTACGATATTGTCTTTGTTTCTCGGATCGCGGAACGCATTCTCGAAAGAGGCGGAAGTGAGACCGTACACGGAGTTGATTGCCGTCTTCAGAGCATCCGCAAGCTGCTTGGATGTCATTTCACCGTCAATTACTTTCTGGATATACGGTGTGAGCTTTCCATCCAGCATCGTATTGACAATATCCCATGCTTCGTGCTTGATGCTTACACGTCCCTCAACAATATCCCGGAACGCCGTTGTGAACTTTACTCCGAACAGAACTTCTGCAATGGCACTGTGCGGATGCATCGAGGAAACGTCCAGTAACGCCACATTTCCATACATCCCAGGTTCGGCATAGACATACCCACCTTCGCCAACTTCTTCGTCGCGGTAAGTGGATTTTCCATTCTCGAACTTATAACCAGGAAAATAGGGAAGAAGACTGCCTGCTTCACCGTGGGTTCGTTCCATCATCTCCGGACATGCTTCGGCAAGGAACGAGTAGGTTTCCTCATCCAAATCAAATACCGGCTCTGCCAGATTACGGTAGTGGAACTGGTCCTGCGGCTTCCGGTTGTTTCCAAATATAATTCTGGTAGTCAAGCTGTTTGTTGTGTCGTTGACGGTCATGTCCGCCAAATCTGCCAGAATTTGCCTTGCCGTCCAGTCAGCTTTCAAATAAACAAAGGAAGCCTCAGTAGCGATTACATCGTTATCACAGTATTCGGCAACTTTTGTCCAGAGTTCTTCCGGTACAGGCTGATCCCACGGTAATCCAAGCTCCTGGTGATGAGTTCCCGCTTTGATGATTCTAATTTCGTCATCGGAGAACCCTTTCTTTTTAAGCTCCTTTTCCGTGACATTTCCCATTTCGATTTCCAGCTTCTTCAGGCTTTTTTTGTTCCCGGCAGAAGCGAAGTCGTAAACGTCTGTATAACTGACATTGTAGGCTTCCCCAAAGAAACAGTTTGCGCTGCCATTGATGATTTTCTGGGACAGATTATAGAGCTGTTCATTGGAATAACCCATAAGCCGGGCATACAGAATATGATTGTCATACCGGCGGCAGTTAAAGCCAACCAGACGGAACCTCATTAAGTCCTCTATCTCGGACGGGGTCGGGTTAATCATCCGTACAACCGGCTTTCCCAAGCCTTCGATTTTCCAGTTTACAAGAAAAAGGTTGGGGAAGACCTCAACGTCATAAAATATCAGCTTCGCACTCTCATTTTTCACGGCTGTGGACGTGTCGGTGGATTTGAACTGCATCTTGTTTACTAACTTGATACAGTAATCGGCCTGATGAGAGCTGTTCGCTGCAAATGCCAATACCGCATTCCTCATATCCGTGACATCATATTTCAAGTCACTGGAATATGCATCCTCCAGTATTTTGTAAATAAAATCGATACTGGGCTTAGTACCCGGATGAATCTCTTTATTGAGATTACGTTTTATCAGTGTTCTAAGCCCTTTCTCGCTTTGAACTGCTTCAAAATTTACCATTTTATTTTCTCCTTTCAGCGGTAAACCAGAGCTAATTGTCGCGATAGGCAGGTTGTTACATTTCGACAGTTTCCGTCTTAATGAACTGTTGCCCGTGAACACCTTAACTTCTACGTGGTCGTCATAAATGCGGCTCAGTCTTGCCGGATCTCCCATATAAATATAATGCAGATGCACTCCACATCCGCTTTTACTGAGCTCCGCATAAGTCGGCGGCCATTTACTTGCTTCTTCTACATTTCTTTCAAAAGATTTATTCCCCTCCTCGTCTGGAATATCGAAATCAATTACGATGTGGTTTTCAGGAACCTTGACATAGTGCAATTGTGAAGTATCCAAAGAGGCCAGTGTCGTTTTGACATTCGCCCATTTTTTTCCAGGCGTACCAGCATCCGTTCCGTATTGGGCTGGGCATGTTTTACATTCCTTGTCGAAAACGGATTCTTGCTCTTTGAACTCGATGGATGTTGGTTTTGTTCCCACAATTTCACCTACCGGATTTTTTTCGGCTTCAAATCTCTCAGTCCGAAAGCCGGAGTAGTAACTGCGAACTCGTGAGCCATCCTCCAGATTAAATCGCTCCTTGTAATCCCGAAAATAGTTTTTCAATTCCTCCTTAAAGATTCTTTGAGAGAATGGAAAAGACACCTTTGCTTCATCGCAGTAGGTTTTATACATCTCCCATGCAGCTTTCATCGTCGTTCCGTCTTCTTTCTTGAAAACGTGATACGAATCAACAATAAAGTTGTAGAAATCGTTGGAAGCCCCAAGCATGGCAATCGGAATATAATCGTCATACATGCCCGGAGCGGCTAAATATACTTCCTGACAGTGATACGCAATCGCCCCCAATTCAAATCCAACCCGCTTTACAATGTCTTTATAATCGTTCGGATTCAGTTTATTGCCCGTTGGCGAAACATCTATCAACCGCCGAATCAGACCGGATTTCGCGTCCGTAATCTTCACCGGTTTGTTTGTCCCCATAAAGAGAAAACATTTGAACCGATTCGAATAGGTCGATTTAAACTTTTCGTTCACGGTCATAAGTTCGTGAGAAACCAGACTGTTAAGCCTCGTGTTATCTTCAATCCTAGACAGGTCACCATCATGCTGGATTGCCACAAGCGGATTACTCTTGAACGCCTCCAGCGCAAAGGAATTACTGGACGAACCTAACGCTTTGGCATCAAATACCGAGTAATATCCTTCAAAGAGCTGCTGAATGATGTTCAGCACTGTAGATTTACCAGTTCCCGCGGCTCCATACAGCACCATGAATTTCTGCAACCGTTTGGATTCTCCAGACACAATTGACCCAATCGCCCATTCAATTTTTTGCCGCTCCTCCTCAGAATATAAAGTAGACATCAGCTTTTCATAGGCAGACAAATCGCCAGCTTCAAGCGGATAATTCAGCTTTTTACTGGCGTAATCTTTTTTATTGGTCTCTGTGTTGGAAAATATAAGTTTTTCGTCCAGCATATGAAATGAATCCCGCATCTGTTTTTGACAATACTTATGCCAGGAATCAATCATTCCAGATTCTGCATCCCACATATGCAGGACTTTTATATCGGAGTCAAAGCGCCGGCGGTTTTCTTCTGCATATCTATCCAGTTCGCGGTCAATGAGCTGCAAAGCATCCTGCTCGTCCGTAGACCATAAACCACGTTCCTCAATCCAGATAGCGTAGAAGTCACCACCTCGAATCATCAGATCGGAGCTTTTTTTAATAATGAACTTCGGATAGATTTCTATTACACCACGCTTTGTACTACGTGTTGAAATCATCAAAAAGTCGATCATCGCATTTTTTACTCTCCTTCCGAGCGCTTTAATTCCTCAATCTCATTTCTGAGTTCCTTTATTTTTTTATTCTGTTCCCGGCGGTCCAGTTCCGTAATGACCACATAAACAGTCATGGCACAAGTCCAAAACCCTACATTGCGGTTAAACCTGCTCTGATACTTGAGAGTTCTGTGAATTCCTTTAATCGCCGTTTCCGATGACCGTAAACTTCCGAAAATATAACTAAGCATTTCGCACATCAGCCTTTTCCTCCTTTCGTGTCCTTGATAAAACTTTTAACGGTTTCAAACCGCCAATCATCTTTGCCGCCATAGGTAAATATAAACTCCGCTCCATTGGTCTGTCTGACCCGAACGCTGTTTTTACCGTTTGGAAACCATGCGGCGGCGTTCTCACCCGCATAAAGCGGAAAATATAATTCAAACCATTTATATACTTCGTTGTGAGTCATACGAAACCTCCCAAATTACACGATTTCGTCCAAGTACCAACACATCTGATACCAGATTTCAACCGTCCTTAAATCCCGTCGGCAATGTTCCACCGTAAACAGGCCGCCTTCTCCATTTCGTTTGTATCTCCGGTCTAAGAATCTTTGAACGATTTCCTCCGCATAATCCTTATCAAATCTCGCATCGGTCAGTTTCCTTAAACCAAGATTCTCAATCATACCCCAGAACCATTGTCCGGTCCGATTCCCGATATCCGGGTCATCCATAATATGTTCTTCACAACGAATAGCGAGGGCGATCATCATCTCCAAAACGCTACAAGGACTATTATCCAAATAGCTTGAAATCATGGCGTTTTCGTATGAATTCTCGTAGCCAAACCGATACCGGAGATCTATCCCATCTTCTTCCCGGTTTCCATCCATTTCAATCGTGTAATTAAAATCCACGTTATGAAGAAACTGCAAAAGTTTTTGATAGGACAGACCTCTGGTATACCGGCGGTTGCATACGAGCCGACACATCCAATCGAAGTATTCGCTATTCAGCTCGCTCCTTGTCATCATACCTCCATCTGATGCGGCCTCTGTTTCATAACGTCCGAATAAGTCCTCTGGTCCAGAAGAATTTCATAGTCGCATTTCAGCCTGTCATTTCTGACAAATACCGAATCGTCCTCAAACTCCCCGAAATGGGTCAGAGATTCAAGACCTACAACATTATCCACATCGTCTACTTTTTCATCGTCTTCATCTGCCAGAACCTGGTCCGCATAGTAACTGAGACTGATTCTCTCATAATCCTCAAACTCGCCAAATTCTTCCGGTGAGATTACGTAGGGTTTAATCTCCATCGTTTCCTGCTCCTCTTTTTTCTGTTTGGCGCCCACGTTTGAATAGTTGGTATACCCATCCCGTTCCAGCCTTGCAGCATATTCGGTAATATCCGGTTTTTCCTCCGGCTTACCGATCTTTGCCGTCTGCGGCTCAGGAGATATAATCTCAACATCCGTAGCCGATTCCCGTCTGGAAAATATCTCCTTTACCGAATCAATTTCCTCTTGGGCAATCTGTTCATATTTTTTCCTGGTATACTGCCAGGTTACTACAGAGCCAACAGCCGCGCCCAAAACAAACATCACGAACCCTGTTGCTTTACTCATTTTCTTCGTCCTCCTCGTTTTTGATAGTCATTACCGTAAGCGCCAGTCCTCCGAAGAGTAAGGAAACGCTCAGCAGAATACCGCCGGTAATGTGCCTTTTTCTTTTTGTATCCAGCACATAATCGAGCATGGATATCAAATTCCCAATACCATCCACGATTACTGCTCCTTTCCGCCGGATAATACGGCAAGCCCACCGACAAAACAGATTCCGGCCATAGCAGCCAGTGTATAAGATACCAATGTTAAAAAACCGTTCATAAAAATCTCCTTTCATTCATAACTCGAAAAATAATGGTTTTCTACCTGAAACATGGGAACGCCGTAATCGCTGTAGCAACCAGCGGTAAAGAATATAACATCGTAGTTTGTCCGAACCTCCAGTTCTTCTTTGACAAGCTGACAAATATCCCCCCTTACTTCACAGCGGTCTACACGTCCGTTCCACATCGAGGAAAACTGATACGGCTGATAAATAACATCATAGACTGTATCAGGAAAATACTCTGAGTCCATACGGTTAAGTATGGTGTCGATTACCAATCGCTTTCCTTTTTCGCATTCTCCTTCAGCCTCTGCCATCGTTACTAACGCTATCAGCGAAATATCTTCCTCCGATAAAAGTTCTTCCTTTGTAACTTCTTCCGCATTTGACTCTGAGATTTCCTCTATCGGAATATAAGTAACCACCGGCATAGATACCGGAATGATTTCTATTGCCTGTGAATCAGCAGGGATTTCACTTCCGGCAGAGTGTGTAGTGATTGAAAATATCAGAATCATACACAAAGAAAAAGCCGTAGCTATTGCAGTTATTTTTTTCATGTGCATCTCCTTAAAAATATCCGGCTGCCCTCCGCCAGTCTTTAGAACCAAACCAAGGGTAGTCAGTCATGTCCCGATATGGATTTCCTGAGCCAAAACCATCCAATCCATCTGTCAGTCACATCAATTCCCAGATGTTTCCGTCCACATTAAAGTCGAGAAGGATAGCCGGATCAGCGCCGTTTACAAAGTCCGAGTAGCTCAGATTATCCGCATACAAACCAAAATCAACATAGTTATCACCGATGGGATGTTCGGCGTCATAAACCCATCCAACAACCTGGCCGGCCTTTGTCGGGGGCAGTCCCAGCATGTCATAAACATCGTTCAGGAAAAGGCGCTTCTTTGCCCGGAGCAAATCGTTGGCATACTTCTCCTGTGCTTTCAGGAACATCAGATTGTATTCATTGTTGCTTTCCCAATGAGGGTTCAGGACACTGTTTCCGTCTTCATCCATCGTATACTTCTCAAAGAACCGGGCGTACCCGCTTACATCAGACGGATTCACGACAAAAGCGGTCTTCTTCACTTTCTTTTCCTTGCCGGTTTCCTCGTCAATAACGGTTTCGCTTACCTTTTCCGCCTTGATGTTATACTTTAGTTCCCGGTCAATCTCCTTACCAAAGCGCTCAATAACCCGTTTCCGGTATTCTTTGAAGCTCTTGTCCACTGTCGCATAGGCCGCTGCCAGCGCTACATTCCGCTTACGAAGAATATTGTTCGATGCCAGAATGCTGGTGATGGATAAAGTTCCAAGAGCTACAGCCGGAGCATACAGCTTAGCCAATTTTACCCCGGTCTGAAGATAGACAACCGACAGATCCTTTTTGGAATCCTCGATTGAGTAATCCTCGCCAGCCTTTGTTACGCCCTTTTCTGTTGCATCGTGGATCTCATCCACGTCGTTCTTAGTCTTGTCGATGATTTTTCCGACCTTCGTTGTCGCCCGGCACGCCATAACTGTACTTGCCACCGTTCCAACGATACCCGCCACAATGAGAATCTCCGGGCTGTGTTTCTTCAACTGAAATCCGACTTTATTGAAGGTTCCGCTTACCTTCGTCACAATCTCTTCTTTTTTCATGGTTAAATAGTCTCCTTTTCCAAATTTTTAAGATGATCGATAAGATGCTGCGTGTACCACATGATTTTCTCTAAATCCTGGATTCCGTTCTTTTTCTTCCAGCGGCACGCATATTTGATGATGTTACCGGTATCCACTGCTTCGATACCCTTGAGGTCAAATGTGAAAGCCTCTATCGCCTGAATCACTTCCAGACCTGTTTCCGACTGATAGTGATCCGGATGGGATACCATTTTATCGTTTGATTCATACATGATAACCCCTCCTTAATTCAGTGGCAGTGCCTTAGGTAATTTGAGAATATAACCATCTCTCACCCGAACAGGCTTGCATCCGCTAATATCTGTCCAGCCGTACTTATTCACGGCATAATTGTTTGTTGATACATCAGCGAGGTCATACAGGTCTCCAACACTGACAACTCCGTATTGACTGATAATGTCATTCATGGCATCGAGAACGGATTCCGCATCCCCACGGGTTTCAAATATAATGTCATCATAGTCATACCCGCTTCGGGTTCCAGACGAGCGATAATCCCGCCTCCGGTCCGATTCCCTGTCATAGAATTTTCCGTAGGATACCTTGGAAGCGGTTGAATTTTTCTTGGTGCGGCCCGTTTCTCCATACAGAATCATGTCAATCCCGTTTGTCACTATATCAGAGATGGCTTTCTTTACCGCCGGTACCAGCACCTCCATAATGATATAAGATTTGACATTCCCGACATCCTCGGAGATAAAGACATCTGCGAACTTCTGCATTTCACCTTTCTTTTTTGATTTCGCAGAGCCGGTGATTACTTTCCCCACTTTTTTCTCAGGCAAAGCATCGGATTCTCGCTGTTCCTCTTTTGATTTATGAGAATTCGGCTTGTACTCCTCCATTTACTTTCTCCTTTCCCTAGACAGCAATCAGCTTCCCAGGTAACGTAATTTTCGTATTAGGAAGTCTGTTGTGCTGCTTTTTAAATTGATATACAAGGTTACTCCTTGCTTTTTTCTCAGACACGGCATAGGTGGTTGATTTCCAACGATGCGCTACACAGTTTTCAAATTCCATAACCGGTCCATCATACGCATACTGGTTCATATAGCACCTCCTTGCAAAAAGGAAAAGGGAAAGCACCTTGTTTCAGGCACTCTCCCTCGTCCGAACTCTGTTTTCTAATCCTTATTCCGGATTTTCAACACTTTCTCCGCTTACGATAGCTGCTTCCTCGAAGTCATCGAAGTCGTCCTGCATAACCGTCTGCTTGTCCAGCTTGCGGGCCTTGATACGTGCTATCGTCGGGTCGATGATGTACTTACCAGCCACATAGCCGGCGATAAACACCAATCCGAAAACAGCCGCGGTCTTAAATCCTCTCGCGGAACTTGCTTTAACGATTTCCTCAGTAGTGGTTTCCATAACCTCTTCGTTCGTCATAATTTCATTAGCTTCCATTTTTGTTCTCCTTTCATAGTTAGAAAAATAGGTGGTTCTTCCATTAAAGACATTGTTTTTTTCGCGTATTAGCCGTTGCTGAAATCGTATCTCGGAGCAATATGATACTCGATTACGAGACAGGGAGTCCCATCGTCAGCCAATTGAGAGCTGAATGACACATCAATATATCCCTGGTCAATATTCCAGCCGAGTTCATCGCCAAGGAGAGTCCCGTTCAAACCGATTTCATAATAGAACTCGTTCAGGGAAATATACATCTCGTCCCGCATCCGGAGATTAAGTTCATTGACAGCTTTCTTGATCTTGTCAATATCCGACTTAAAATATCGTCCAGACACGGTATCGTAGCAAAGAGTATTTCCTCGCTCAACGATAACCACTTCACGATTGCTTACTGGATTCTTCTCGATTTTGTCCTTGGCGACCGCATCCCGTATACTCTGTTCTTTCTTCTCTCCGATGGTCTCTACTACTTTCTCCTGATACTCTTTCAAAGCGGACTCCGAGAGTGTATAAGCCGTGGCAAGAGCAGCCCGACGCCTCATATTTACTGAACTGGCTCCGATTAAACAAGCTATCGAAACGGTTCCTATGACAGCCGTCGGAATATAACAAGCCCATGCAGCCTGAACGGTTTCTTTCGGTGTAAGTTCATTTACCTCCAGCTCATCTTTCTTTTCTTCAATAAGAATTAAAGCCTTTGGTGTAGCCCGGACCGCCAGTACGGTTGTTGTAATCATTCCGGCAATCCCGATTCCGGTTAGAATTTCCGGACTGTGTTTTTTCACGGCAGTTTGCATGTTTCGAATAGTTGCCGCTATTGTTTTTTTGTCCATTGATGTTCTCCTTTCGATTCTGGTCGCACATAAGCGCATCCCCTTTCAAAAATATAAAACCGCCCACAAGGGGCGGCGATTATTTAACCAACCAGAACTCCGGACGAACCCCAAGAGAGTTCGAAGCGTTGCTGCAGTACGCATTGCCATTGAATCCACATAAGCGAAAATAGCCGAAGAAACGTTTTTCTTAGTAGCATTGCGGAGCCACCACCAACACCAGTCATCCTCAAAATCACAGACTCTGTTTCCGCGCCGCTTCATAAGCTCGAACTATTCATCATTATCCGGCTCAAAGTTTTCGTAAAAATCGTCATGGCCGAAAATCTCCCCGTATGTAGGAAGCGTAATCTCGCGGATTCTGGTTCTCAGCTTTTCCGGAAATGCCGGAAGAACCGTTTCGCGGAGCCACCTGCACATATCCGATTTATCGAAACCACCCTCATTGGTGTTGGTCTCATTCATCGGATGCCGGGCGATAACCTCGTCAAACAGGAAAAGAATTCCCTTGTCAGTCACTTTCTGAGCCGTGGCCGTAAATTTCCCGAAACCGCTCAGTCTCACCGTAATCTGATCTCCTACACAAATTTCGTTTGTCTTGAACTGCACCTTTCTTGTTACCTTCATGATTTTTTCTCCTTTCAAATATGCATGTGTTTATTTAATTCATAGCTCTCAGAATATCTAAAATATCTGTGGCTACGTCATGCGCAACTGAAAATATAAAACTGTCGTTCCGTTCGTCATGTTCAATACCCGAAAACTCATCTGTTCTCCGGACAAATTCTTCTACAAGTTGCATTGGCGGAATATCCGTATGATGTTGTATACTTTTAAGAATTTCCTCCGCTGCCCATCGTCCATAGCTTCTTTTGCGAAACTCGTATTTAGGCCAATTCCTTCCGGGTTCAAATAAATCGAACATGTACTCTTCAATTGCTGAAATAACTCGACTATCCATAGGAACCTCTCTCGAACAGAAAAGAAGAGCCCTTGTTAGGACTCCTCAATTTCGTCATCTCTCTTGGCAAGTGCTTCGTTTACCTTTTCTTCGATTTTTTCATCCATCTTCTGTTCGTTGACCCAATCGGTTACAAGCGTTGCCGCCACTCCAATCACAGTCGCTGCCAGACCCAGAACTTTAATCAATTTACTTTTAGTAGTCATAAAGCGATTACCTCCTTTTCATAAAAGAACTTGCAATTTTTGCGAACTATTCAAATTTGTTAAGTGCCAACGTGTCGATGGTAATACACTCTAGGCCGTCTTCCAGAGTTGTTTTCTGATTGTCAAAATCTAACCAATAGGTATCCATTTCTTCAACCATATAGGTTATGTCCCATCCCATCTCATCGCCGTTGGCAACCCCGTCAATGCCAAGAAACGATAAGTATTCATTTAAAGAACAGTCGCCCCTCAATGCAAGATTCCGATTCACATGGTATTGAGCGTTTAATACAGCCGCCATCGTCGTGGTAAAATACTTCTTCGATATAAGATCGTAGAAGAGCAGTTGCTCGCTTTCCGGGTCCATATCCATGTTATAAACCTGATAACCCCAGTCACTCGAAGCAACTTTCGCGTCTTTTGCCATTTCAGCATGGATTTTATCATCCGCATCATTCCCATAAACTTTTTTAGCTGCCTGCCGGTATTGTTTGTAGGATTCGTTGAGCATAGCGTATGCGCTCGTCAAAGCTGCCTGATTTCGTTTGTCCATCACACCAATACCAATGATACAGGTAACAGTCCCAACGCCTATCAAGACTGACGGAATATAACATTTCCAAGTTGTTTCCACCAGTTCCATAGGTGTGAGTTTATCTGTTTCCAGTTCATCTTTCTTAGCTTTGATAAGCCGCAGCGCTTTAGGTGTTGCCCGTACTGCCGTTACAGCCGTACCCACAACACCGATGATTCCTAAAGCTGTTAGGATTGTTGGGGATGATCGTCGCAACCCCGTTGTAAATTTGCCCATATGTTTTCTCCTTTCATTTTTAGCAAAAAATAAAAGAGCCGTTGTCGACTCCAAATATAAGAGAAGCAGATGATAGGACTCGAACCTATAACTTCCACGGGTGTGTGGCGCTCTACCAATTGAGCTACTGTCTCTCCATAATATAATTTGTAAATTTCGCGTAGAAAGAAAAAGAGCCGTTGTCAGCGGCCCAATTTCCTTAGCTCAAACCAATCTTTTTTAGAATTTTAATGAGTTCTTCCTTTTCCAGTTCGGCATCTACATCCAGATGAACATGCGTCTTACCATCGGTAATCGTGGTTTTTATCTCATTAACCTGAATATCAATATTGTATCCGAGCTTTTTTCGTAACACCATCTTTACCAGTTTTGAAATCATATTCGTTGTGAATTTAGACACGATCTTCATTTCGTCCATACTCCTTTTACTCCTTTCAAAATCTGTTGATTTTTCCATAAAAGGAGCTGTAAATTTAGCGTCTAAATATCACGTCTGTCAAAGACCGTTTCCCATCGTTCTCTCGCAATTGGCTTCATTTTCAACGCCCACATAATCTGCCGGACGGTAACAGTGGGGTAGAGACCATCTCTACATTCTCCAGCTCGTTCGTCAAAGTATTTCTTAAACCCCGGATGCAAATATAAATCATCGGTCAGCCAGGGGTCAACCTCGCTCCACCATGTACTCTTTGTTTCAGAATCATACCGCTGCTGAATAACGGCCAATCCTTTATCGCTAATCTGAAAGAGAGTACAACTGTTGTAAACTGGATGTTCACAAATATAAAGTTTGCCATACATGGAAAGATAAATAGTAGGCTTTTTATAATGGTATCTCATATCAGCCTCCCAAAAGCAAAAGAAAGAGCCCTCGTCAGGACTCTCTCTTGTATTGATAATTCTTTAATCGTCAAATAGTTTACATGACGTTTTGCAATGCGGATACGGACCTCCACAGGCTCTGCATCCTGCCGGCGGAATATCGCCTCCATAACTCTTATGTACGCTTGATGTCCATTCTACTTCTTCATCATCTTCGTACTCATACTCCATTTCATCCACTTCCCATCCACATGATGGGCAGGCGTAAATATCACATCCACCGTTTGGATCTTCTCTGCGGTCCATTACAGCCCCACATTTGTTGCAAATCGCATATCCGTCATTAAGGTATTCTACTAATTCCATACCTTCGGGTTTAATAATTTTTTGGCTCATAAAGTCATTACCTCCTTGATAATCTGAAAGTAACGGTATAATTGTACGGTTACTCTCTACATTAAGTCAAGAGATAAAGAGCTCTTTTGCATCTCCTTTCCATAATAGGGGCTGTAAAAATCACGCGAAAAAAAACGAAAAGGACATGCTTTTCACACGTCCTTTCGTTCCGAAACTTTCAAATCCCTTATTTCTTTGTCGGTCTAAAACGGTTAAATAATCCTCTGAATGTTGTTGAGGTATATGTTCCGTTCTCCTCGAACTTAAATCCCCTACGCATCCATACCGCATAAAACATCAACGGCAGCACCAACTCAGCCGCGGCTATACCCAGCTTGAAGTATCGGTCTTTGATCTGCTCGGCTAACTGGTTCTTCTTGAATTCGTCATCGTTTTTACGATTTTCCGATTTCTCCTCAAAGTCCAGCGCCGTTTTAGTCTCATCGACCCTCAGCTTGTACAGCGTTGCCAGATTTTCTGTTGCCGTCAAATGTTCTTTGCTCCCGAATGTCAGAGAAGATAATGCTTCGATTTCCGCTTTAATCTCCTCATCCAACAAGTTGCGAATTTCTTCCATTTTGTTTCTCCTTTCATCTGGTTTTATCAGTTTCCATAAAAGGAACTGTTATTTCTGCGAAATATAATTTTTGAGGTTGACTTTCAGGATTACATACTTTTTGGATGCTACGGTATCTACGTCCTTGGACAGTTCCAGAACTGTCTCTTATACACATCTCCGAGCCCACGAGACTCCTGAGCATCTCGTATGCCGTCTTCTGCTTGAAAA